TGAGGTGGCTGACCAAGCCGAATATCTAAGGCGTCTCAATTCGCCGACAAGTAATGTCACAAAGAACATTAAAAACCTGACTGTTGCCCAAGACGCCAACTCGAAATCTACCAAGACTTCAACATCGGCAACAGACAAAGCCAAAGCGGCTGCAGCGGCATACGCCGATTGGCTTGCCAAGGCTGAAGCACAAACAGCCAAACTACGCCAAGAGACCCAAGACCTTGCCGATGCTTTGCGAGAAAAACTGAACCTGCAACTTGATGATGCTGTGAGCAAATTGGCTGATGCCCAAGGCGCATTTGATGCTTTTGGCAAAGGTGTGGGCGCAGCCATTACTGGCTCTTTCAACTTTGGTGACGCCCAATCAGAAGTTGCTGGGAACGCTGCCAATGTTAAAACAGCCTTACAAAAACAGGCTGACGCTCAAGCCAAAGTTAATAAGGCACAGGCAGATTTTAACTTCTTTAAACGTGATGATTATGCGGCCATTCTCGCTGAAGCCATGGGTGAGTTGGCACTAGCCAGCGAAGAAGTTGTAGCCACACAAGCAAAGCCAATGACATTTTTTGACGCATTGGCTAAGCAAGCCCAAAAGGCTAAAGACTTTGGCGTATTGGTAAACAGACTTATTGCTGCCGGACTATCAGAAACCGCGCTGTCACAAGTGTTGGCGGCTGGTGTCGATGGCGGTTCTGCTATCGCTACCGAGATTCTTGACTCAGCAGATGGTGTTCTCAAGGCGAACACGCTGACACAATCCATGACTGATTTGGCTGACGAAATGGGTAAGCGAGCAGCTGCAAAGTATTACGGCGCTGGTGTCTCGTCAGCGACTGAGTTCCTTAAAGGAATTAACGACACCATTAAAACTGTTGAAGTTGCGCTCAAAAAACCAAACCTAGACCAAGTAGATGTTATTACCGCTGCCGTTGGTGCATTAACCCCTGCACAAATTACTGATATACAAACCGAAATTGGGCGTTATCTTCAGGGCGCACAAATTGGCATGGGCACTCTTATGGCTGAGGGTGGCGTAGTCAGACGCGCTACCACTATCACCGCTGGTGAGGCTGGGCCTGAGGCAATCATCCCTCTTGACCGCATGAGTGAGTTTGCCTTTGGCGGTGGCGGTGCAAACGTAACTATTAACGTCAATGGCGGCGACCCACAATCAGTGGTAAACGCGCTACGCACTTATATGCGTCAAAACGGCTCTGTACCTATTGCAGTGAGCAACATCTACTAATGGCTATCCAGACATACACAGTTTCGTACAGCACAGACAATGTGACTTATACGGCGCTGACCAATGTGCAAAACATCACTGTAAACATTGGCCGTCAGGAACAGTTGAGCCAGTACAGCGCTTCCACGGCTTCTGTGTCTTTGCGCTACCCCACAGGTTTTGCCTCACCTATTACTGCTTTAGTCACTGGCACATTCATTAAAATTGCTAACGCAACCTCAGGCAAAAACACGCTTATTGGGACTATTAACAATGTAACTGCCCGTTACGGCATTCCTTATGTCGGCGGTGTCGGCAACGCTGACTTTCTAGACTTTTCTGTTGAGTGTTCTTTTGCTCGATTGGGTCGTGCACAAGGTGGTGGCTACGCAATGGGCGCTGCTTCTTTTGGTTCTCAGTTGATTACTGCCTCTATACAATCAGGCGTAAACATGTTTTACAGCCTTGCGTCTAGCCCTAACATGGCTGGCACCACCGTGTCGGGCACTTGGGGCGACTGGCTTAACAGGTCACTGATGACGACTAACTCACGCATGATTGACGCACAAACTACAGGTGTGCTTGTGGTGTCACCTTTTGACTACACAGTTTCGGCGGTTAATTTTAGTGACACAGCGAACGATGCCACTAATCAGGTTTACGACCAGATTGACTTTACAAGCCTTGCGGATAACTACTACACGCAGGTCACGGTTGACCCTGAGGGTTTTGCAGCTCAGACGGTTACACAGGCTGGCGCGGTTAAGCCGTACCGGACATTACAGACCAACACTTTTAACGCTTCGACTAGTCAGGCCACAGACTTTGCTAATTATCTGCTCGGGGCTTATGGTGGGCAGACTTTTGCTATCGGCTCGTTTTCGTGTTCGGCTGAGGCTCAAAACACTTTCAAGCTTGACCAGATTGGCTCGGGCGCTACCTCTGGAGCCTCGTCTGTGATTGGGGCTCAGGTGTCTGTGGCGTTTCGTGGCACTACTTTTCAGTGCATTGTTGAGGGTGTCACTATTTCGGCTACGCCTGCTGGTTCGCGCTACACGTATTTCGTGTCAGGCGATGCTCTCAACGATTATCTGCTTTTGGATAATGCGGTGTTCGGGCGACTTGACTTCAACAGATTAGGATATTAACTATGGCTATAAACACGACTTTTTCCACAGGGGCGGTGCTAACGGCAGCACAAATGAACAACCTGCCGTGGGGCATAGTTGATTCTGTTAGCGGTACGGCAACGACTGGAATTACTGGTGGTACCACTTTGGCGGTGTTATCAAAGTCAATAACTATTGCGGCTGGTCGGCAGTACCGCGTCAATGGTTATTTAGGTTTTCAACCATCTGCCAACTCAAACGGCAACTTTTTATGGTTTACGGTCACAGGTGGCATATCAAAGTTTTTATGGGGCCGTGCTGACATTATCGATGCCAACTATCCGCAATATGTTGGTGGTTCTTACATCACAACAGCAACCGAATTGGGTGTCACATCAGGAAGTAGCGCAAAGACATTTACTCTTAATTTAAGATGTGCAGGCAACGGTTCATTAAACACAAACCCTGACGGTGTTGTTGGTGCTAACTCGGCTGTGCAATCAATGTGGATTGAAGACATAGGTGCAGCATGATTATTGCACTTTGTCTGATTATCGTGGCTTTACTAATTACTCCCCCAGTTGTGTTGGTTCTTGCTTTTAAAGGCATACACGCATGAAACGCCTACTGCTAATTAGCGCCACCCTCATAACCCTCACAAGCTGTGCAGACCGTGAACGCCTCAACTGCCCACCAACCAAAAACAAAGCCCTACGAGGCGTAACCGAAACAATCTCAACAACCATTGCACCTGCCTATGGCACTGGAGGGAAGTGCGTATGAAACCAGACAACAGACACACAAACGAAGAAATAAAAGCACGACTTATTTTTGTTGTAGCCATCGGCTTAACACTTGCTTTTCTTGCTTCCATCTTGGCATTGCTATACGGCCTTTTGTTTGTAACCCAACCGCTCGAAGTCTCACCTAATGACGATGCTGCATGGTCTGTACTGTCGCCAATGCTCGCCACCCTTACAGGGGGGCTCTTGGGGGTATTAGCAGGTAATGGTTTGAAGGACAGACCGAAAGACCCACCAGCACCATGAAATACACCGGGTACGACAAAACAGCCACAGCCAAAATGGCAGGCACCGAAAAGTTTGTTGACCTCTGTTCTCGTAGATGGGGCTTTACAAACCTAGGCACGCTAGTGGTCAGAGAAATGCGATCAGGGCAGGGCATGAGCGTGCACGCAACAGCCCGAGCTTGTGACATTGGCTTTAAGGACACAAAAGAGGGGCGCGCTGCAGCTGTGCAAGCAATGCAGTGGTTTGTCAAGTATTACAAAGAGCTAGGCATTGAAGAAGTCCACGACTACGGCGGCCTTATTAACGGCACGTGGCAGGGCTGGCGCTGTAACAGAAACGGCAAGCCAGGCTGGAAAAAGTGGACTGACCAAGACAACGGTGGCTCAAAAAACGGGCGTTGGATTCATGTAGAACTTGCCCCGCAATCGAATGGTGGCCACGCTGAGGATGGCGTAGCCCTAGAGGCTGCATGGCGCGCACTTCCTAAGCCATAAGAATTCCCAGACACTGTTTGAGCAGTGCTGGGGCTAGGTGGTGGGTACTTTGTTTCCATTGGGTATCCACCACCGACTTTCTAAATTGTGTAAAGTAACCACCGCTACTCAAATAGCAGAAAGTCAGAGGAAACATGACATACACCGACCTACCACTATTCCGGGCAACAGACCCAGAAACCTCACGGCAAATTAGCCCGATACGGGTGGGAACCCATCGAGCGTTACTGTTAGAGCAGTACTTTTACGCAACTCTTGGCCTGACCGATGAAGAGGCAGGCGCTCGATCAGCGTTGGCTGGTCACGAAATAAAGGGCTACTGGAAGCGTTGTAGCGATTTACGCACAATGGGTCTAATCCAAGACTTAGGCATCCGTAGAGCGCTCCTGAGTGGCTCTCAGGGCATTGTGTGTGGCATTACCCAAAAGGGTATGGACATGGTGAGGGGCTGGGCATGACCGACACGCAATTTATCTACAGTTTCATAATGGGATGGGTCAGTTGCTGGCTTTGGCTTAAAATGATGGCTAACAGACCATGATTCCCACATGGGGCTATATCGCCCTAAGGTCTAAAGATAAGAAAACCATGGTGCAAATCTTCACAGACTTGTCCACAGGCCTGATTGAGTACA